CACCGAAGCACATCATGAGCGGCTCGAAAGAAGAAAAACTTCCGCACCCAACACAGAAGCCCGTTGATTTGATGCGTAGGTCGATTGTAAATCATGGCATCCAGGGGGACGGGGTATATGAGCCTTTCGGTGGAAGCGGAACCACATTGGCTGCCTGTGAGTTGACAGGGCGAACCTGTACTTGCATCGAGATCGAGCCCCGATACTGCGACGTGATCGTCACCCGCTGGCAGAACCTCACCGGCAAGAAGGCGGTGCTCGGTGCGGACTAAGCCGCCCTACGCGCCCAGCGATAACGACCGCGCCCTGGTGCGAAACATGGCCGCCGCCGGCATCGCAGCGAACTGCATTCATCGGTGCCTGCCGAATCGCCCGAAGTCCGAGAAGACCTTCCGCAAAGCCTTCCGCGAAGAGCTCGATACCTCCGCTGATATCTTGAGCGCGAAGGCAATCAGCAAGCTCGTGGTAGCCATCGACGCGGGGCAAGCCTGGGCGATTTGTTTCTGGCTGAAGTGCCGCGCCGGGTTCCAGGAGACGAGCGCGCAGCGCCTGGTCGATGCGGCGGGCAACGACCGCGACATCCGCGTGGTGATCGAGTATGAAAACGTACCGGCTAAAGCTCCCCGCCCCGAGAGCATCCCATGACACGACGGCAATTATTGCAAGCGACGGTGGCACCAGTGATTGTGCCAATCGCACCTTGTCGCGGATTGATTGACATGAAAACCTATCGCTTGAAGCTCCCCGCCCCGCATCCGAAACAAGCTGAGGTTTTGGCCGGCGCGCGCCGATTCAACGTGCTCTGCTGCGGGCGCCGCTGGGGTAAAACCATCCTTGGCATCGACCGCCTGGTGTCCGTCGCGTTGACCAGCAAGCCCACTGCCTGGTTCGCGCCGATCTACAAAGACCTGTCCGAGGTCTGGCGTACAATCGTCCGCATCCTGGACCCGATCACGGTCAAGATTAGCGCGAGTGAGCATTGGCTTGAGATCGTCGGCGGCGGTCGCGTGGAATGCTGGTCGCTGGATACGCCTGGCGCCGGCCGCGGTCGCGCATATGCCGAAATCGTGATCGACGAAGCCGCGAAGGTGCCGAACCTCGAAGAGCAGTGGGAGCAGACGGTGCGCCCGATGCTGGCCGACTACGAGGGCGGCGCGTGGATCATCTCGACGCCGAAGGGACGCGCGAACTACTTCTCGAAGCTCTTCAACCGTGGCTTGGACCCGCTCCAGCCGGACTGGGCCTGCTGGCAGATGCCCACCGCCATGAACCCCTACATCTCGGCGCGAGAGATCGAATCCATGCGCGAAGAGATGACCGACTTAGCATTTGCTCAGGAGGTCCTGGCACAATTCGTCACCTGGGCGGGCGCGGTCTTCCGCCGCATCTCGGACGCAGTTCGACCGATTACTCACGAGCCGGCCGCCATGATCGGCTGCGATTGGGGCCGCACGGGCGATTACACGGTGTTCACGGCCGTTTCGGCGCGAGGGCAGGTAACTGCCGCCGACCGCTTCAGAGGCATCGAATACGCGCTCCAGCGGGCGCGCTTGGCGGCATTCTGGCAGCAGTGCGGTTCGCGGGCACACATCATCGCCGAAACGAATGCAATGGGCGCGCCCGTGGTGGAGCAACTGCAGCGTGACGGACTGCCGGTGTTCGGGTTCAACACGACTAACGCGACCAAATCCGCAATCATCCAGGCTCTAGCTCTGGCCTTCGAGCGCGGGACTATCACGATTCCCAACGATCCGGTACTGATCGGGGAGCTTCAGGCATTCGAGGGCAAGCCAACTGCGAGCGGTCTCACCCGCTATGCAGCGCCGGATGGCCTGCACGATGACTGCGTGATGTCGCTGGCGATGGCATGGGCCGGGCTGCTGATGCCACAAGAACAGCGGCTTTTCATCGACCCGAGTACTGGAGGCCGTAGTACCCAGTATCCGCAGTTCGAGATATCCCCGATATAGTTTTCTATTGACATCCCGCCGAGATGCGCTCTAGAATGCTAATTGTGCCTGACAAAGTGCAATTCAACGTGCTGATTGATTCCGAGACGGCTAAACTCGCGCGGCTGGCCGCCATCGGCGAGAACATGCGCTTGGCGGACTGGCTGGACGAAGCGATCCGCAAGCGCGCGGGGCGTCCGATCAAAGCTCCGCCGGTCAGGAGTGGCGAATGATCCGCGACAAGAAAGACATGGAGCGCAAATGAGCGAAGAGAACCAAGCATCTTTTACCGGCTGGGCGCGCGTCGAAGTAATGGGCCACCAGACGCACATCGGATTTGTGAAAACCGAGGCATACGGACAGGCGGTGATGTTTCGAGTGGACACACCGGAACTGCCCGAGCGAGAGTATGTCTTAACCGAACCGGCCTACGTTAGCACTGTCTGGACTCGGGCGGGAGCAACCGTTCGCCGCATTGCTCGGCCCGGTTGCAGTGTACTCGTCGGGGCCGGATCAATCTACCGCATCATCCCGTGCACGGAGGCCGCCGCGCTGAAAGCGATTGACGCCGATGAGCGTGCCGTCCTCAAGCTCGTCTCTCTGCCGGAATCCGCTGCACTGCCGCCGGGAGACGAAGCTCCCGACGAGCGATTCGAACAGTACGATAACGACGACGACGACCGGGAGCTTGGGCTATGATCCGCCGACTGAAGCGCCAATGGTGCAGGCTGCTGCACACCGCGATCTACTTTGCCGGCGGCCGCACGTACCGCTGCAGAACCTGCGGCGAGGTCTTCGATAACCCGGCGATCGATGGGACGGGGGATCTCCTATGAACCCGGAAGATTTCCGAACGTGGCTGGCACAACGCCACGCTTGCTGGGAAGCGCTGGAGTGGCTACAGGAGCGCGATGCGGCTACCGCATGGAGCGAATGCCCACGCGGTGACTGGCTACTTTGGTGGGCGGCGAAGGTCGGAGTCGAGCGCAAGGTAGTAGTATTAGCCGCCTGCGCTTGCGCCCGACTCGCGCTGCCCTATGTTGCAGCCGGAGAGTTGCGTCCGCTGAAAGCTATCGAGACCGCGGAGGCGTGGTATAGCGGAGAAGCATCCCTCGGCGATGTCCGGGCCGCCTACGCCGCCGCCATCGCCTACGCCTCCGCCGCCGCCTCCGCCGCCTACGCCGCCTACGCCGCCGCCTACGCCGCCGACGCCTCCGCCTACGCCATCGCCCACGCCGCCGCCTCCGCCGCCTACGCCGCCGCCGCCGCCGCCTACGCCTACGCCGCCGCCGCCGCCTACGCCTACGCCGCCGCCGCCGCCGCCTACGCCTACGCCGCCGCCGACGCCGCCTACGCCGCCGCCTACGCCGCCGACGCCGCCCACGACGCCGCCTACGCCGACGCCCAG